TCCGATGGAAAAGAATGGCAAGCCTACGCGCTTGGCGCTGGCATTACGGGCGTGGGGTGCGTCCAGCAAAGCAGACGCAAAATCCAAGGCCGCCGCAATTTCTAGTCGTAACAAGTAAGGAACATCACATGGCTATCGACCCACAGCGCCTAGCGGAAATCATGCAACGTATGCAGTTGGCCCAGCCCAATGGCCCCGCGCCTGACGGCGCTCAGATGGGCGGTGCGCCCATGCCCCCGCCTGACATGTCTTCGATGGGCGGCCCGCCGATGGGTGACCCGATGGGCGCTCCGCAGGGCGTCCCCATGCAGATCAACGGCACAATGACGCCGCAGCCAATGGGCGGCCCGCCTCCTGGCATGGCTCCGCGTCCCATGATGCCGCCCGGTGGGATGCCGCCGCGTTAAGGAATTAGGTCATGGTTGATAATACAGAAAGATTATCCCAAATCATGCAGCGTATGCAGGTGTCCAATCAAAGGACATTGGGCAATCGTTTCGGTGGCGGGTACAGCGGTGCATCCAGCGCAAATGCGCCAACGCCGCCGTCTGAACAGATAGATTTTACGAAAAATACGCTTTCACCGCCATCAATGGCACAGCCGGACGATACTGGGCCAGGGCAGCAAATGCCGTCTGTTATTCAGCCGCCTGCTTCCGGCAATGTTGGTATGCCGTCTGGCGGCAATGCGTATTCCGGCAACCAGCCGGGCGTATCGCCATCTACGCGCGATCTGTATTCATTGCCTGATTACAGCGGCGGGATGCGCGGAGGCATGGGCGGCGATGACCGTCTTGACAGGCTTTTGAAGATGCTTTCCAGCTACATGGGATCGCAGATGGCCCCGCCAAGCGCCGCGCCACCGCCTGCGGCAGCCCAAGCAGGCATAGGGTACTTACCCGCCATTGGAGTAGGCACCCCAGGGCAGGCCACGCCTGATATGCAGAGCGCTGTTGGTTCAAATGGTTTAGATTTTGGTATGACAAACGATCCTGCTGAACAAGCTAGAAGGCAAGCACAACAGAGAATGGATTTTCAAGCGGCTAATCCGGGGCAATCTATGGATAATGCTCTTAAAGGATTAACCCCCGGCGGTTTAACTGCTGCCACCATGCAATATACACCTGAAGATTATAAAAGAGACGAAGCGCTTCGCGCTTCTGGATTACTCAACAATTTTGGATATTAATAATATGGCATTGGAAAAAGTCGATTCGACTGTCCAGAGACTTCTTAGCAATATTCATACTTACAACAATGAATATAAGAAGTGGGAAGCGCGTACCACGAAGATCATTCGCCGTTACCGCGATGACCAGGGTACTAGCTCCGGCATGAACGAAGCCGCGCGGTTCAACATCCTGTGGTCCAACGTCAGCACGTTAGTTCCGGCTGTGTATGCCAAGCTGCCCAAGGCCGATGTCTCACGGCGGTTCGGCGATAACGATCCCGTGGGCCGCGTTGCGTCCTTGCTGATCGAACGCGCCCTTGATTATGAAATTGAGCATTACCCTGATTTCCGTTCGTCTATGCGTCATGCTGTAGAAGATCGTTTTCTTGGCGGGCGCGGCGTGTCGTGGGTGCGCTATGACCCGCATATCAAGCAGCAGAACGTTCCCGAAGATGGCTACCAAATTACCGAAGACATTGAAGAAGGCGAAAGCCGTGAAACGGAAGGCGACATCCTCAACCAAACAGCCGGAAACGATGGTCCCCCTGAAGAAATTGACTATGAGTGCGCTCCCACCGATTACGTTCATTGGAAGGATTTCGGCCATTCTTGCGCTCGTACTTGGGAGGAAGTAACCCAAGTCTGGCGCTGGGTGTATATGTCCAAGGACGCTGTGGCGGAACGCTTTGGCAAGAAGGTTGCCAAGAAGATTTCGTTTAACAGCAGCCCAGACAGCCTGACGAAGTACGGCCAATCGTCTAAGAACAACGACAAGGCCAAGATTTGCGAACTGTGGGACAAGGAAACCGCTAAGGTTTACTGGCTCATGGATGACTATGTTGAACTGCTGGACGAGCGCGAAGACCCGCTAGACTTGGAAGGATTCTTCCCCTGCCCCAAGCCGCTATACGCGACCACGACCAGCGATAGCCTCATCCCAGTGCCTGACTTCATCCTTTATCAGGATCAGGCCAATGAACTCGACATTCTGACCGACCGCATTGACGGTCTGGTTAAATCCCTGCGCGTCCGTGGTGTGTATGATGCTTCGCAGCCAGCACTACAGCGTTTATTGACGGAAGGGGACAACAATACGTTGATCCCCGTCGATAAATGGATGGCCTTCAGCGAGAAGGGTGGCCTGAAGGGTTCTATCGACCTTCTGCCCATCGAGACGTTGGCCTCCGCGCTCATTAATTGTTATCAGGCACAGGCCAACATTAAGGGGCAAATTTATGAAATTACGGGCATTTCAGACATTCTGCGCGGCGCTGGCGCGGCTTCTGAATCGGCCACGGCCCAGCAGCTTAAAGGGCAATATGCAGGGCTGCGACTGCGAGCTATGCAGGAAAGCGTTGCTCTATTTGCCAGCGAATTACTGAGGCTAAAGGCGCAGATCATCTGCACCAAGTTCCAACCTGAAACTATCCTGCGTCTAGCTGCGGCTGACCAAATGTCTCCTGCTGATAAGCAGATGATCCCGCAAGCCTTGCAACTGATGCAGGATAGTCCCCTTCGTTCGTTCCGCATCCAGGTCGCGGCGGACAGCCTTGTTCAGCTTGATGAGAACCAGAACAAACAAGACCGCATGGAATTTATGAATGCGTTTAGCAACTTCCTGCGGGAAGCTGTCCCGGCTGGTCAGGCATCGCCTGAAATGGTGCCGATGCTGATGGATATGATGAAGTTCGGCCTTGGCGGGTTTAAACAGGGCGCTATCATGGAAGGGTCGATTGACGCGGCTTTGCAGAAGATGATCGCATCTAATGCCCAGAAGGCCCAGAACCCGCAGCCCAATCCTGAGATGCTCAAGGCCCAAGCGGCTGAGAAGACTGCCCAAATGAAGGTTCAGGCTGATGTGCAGAGCCAACAGGCCCGCGCACAGGCTGATATGCAGATTGAGCAGATGAAGATGCAGATGGAGGCGCAGCTAGAGACGCAGCGCCAGCAGCACGATGCCCAGCTTAAGATGCAGGAGCTTGCTGCCAAGGAGCAGTACGAACGCTGGAAGACGGAACTGGACGCTGCCACAAAGATCATGGTTGCCCGCATTGGTGCCAACCCCGGCATGGACATACCAATGATCGAGGCTCAACAGGCGGCGGCTGACACCATCACCAAGGAACTTGGCGATAACGTCCGCATGGCAATGGACCAGATGACTAATGCCCAGAACAACATGGCAAATATGCACAGCGAGTCTATGCAAAGGCTCCATGATGTTCTCAGGGCTGCCAACGCGCCAAAGCGGATTGTGCGCGGCCCTGACGGCAGGGCGATGGGCGTTGAGCCTGTCCCGGTTGCTCCGCAGGGGATGATCCAGTGATTACGACGACCAAAGGCAACATGGACGAAGCGTTGCTCGACAAGCGCGAAGGCCAGTTTGAGGACGACAATGAATCAACCGCATGGGTTGAATACTGGGATGGCGATGAAATGGTCCACCGCTCGGTCCATGTCCATCTGAAGAAACCCATGATTTCCACATCTGAAATTGGAGGCTTTTCGTGAGCAACACTCAAGCAATGTGTACGTCCTTCAAGGGCGAGATTCTGTCTGGCATTCACGCCCTTGGTACGACTGTCATTCGGGCTGGCACGGGGGCGGACACGCTCAAGGCCGCGCTGTACCTAGCCTCAGCCACGATCAACGCGGCCACCACGGCTTATACTGTAAGCGGCGAAGTCTCTGGCGCGGGATACTCGGCTGGCGGCGTTACTGTCACAAATGCCACGGACCCCACGACTAGCGGCACGACTGGCTATTGGACGCCTTCAGCCAGCCTGACCTACACGACTGTCACGCTGACCACGGCCTTTGATTGCGTCCTGATTTACAACTCGACCCAGAGCAATAAAGCCATTTCGGCCCATACCTTTGGCTCGCAGACTGTGACAGCCGGGACGTTTACCCTGACTATGCCAGTTAGTGACGCGACGAACGCCCTTATCCGCATTGCTTAACTCCTATGGCGCAGGGTCCATGGGACACAGGCACATGGGATAGCGCCCTTTGGGATAGCCTCCCAATTACGGGCAACGCTGCTACGGGATCACCCGGCAGCGTAGGCGTAGGTGCGCGTACCGTTGCCCTGACGGGCGTAGAGGCCACTGGGGCCGTTGGTACGCAAATCCCGTCCCAAGACACCGCCCTGACCGGGAATGCCGCCACAGGGGCCGCAGGGAGCGTTACACCCAGCACCACAATAGCCCTGACTGGCGTCCAAGCCACGGGCCAAGTCGGCACCGAAAGCAGCGGGACCACCATTGCCCTGACTGGCGTCCAGGCCACAGGGCAAGTCGGCACGGTTAGCCACGGCGGCATATCGTTTGACCTGACTGGCGTAGGGGCCACCGGCACGGCTGGCAACGTAATCTACGTCCCAGCCCCAATTATCATTGTCGATGACACCCATGACGGCGACTATCACAAGAAGCTAAAGAAGCGGTTTGACAAGGAAAATCAACGGCTTAAGCGCAAGCGTGACGATGTTATTGCGGCGTATGAGCGTATTGTTGAAGGCAAGCCAGCCCTAGCTAAAGAACTCACGGCTGGGTTTGAAGTAAAAGCCAAGTCTAGCAAAAAGACCGGCAAGTCATTACCCAGCATAGATTTTGATAAGCTAATTAATGACTTAGACCGCACTGAGCGTCTTTGGAACGAATATTTAGAAATGGAAGATGAAGATTTAATGGTACTTCTATGAGCAAATACAGAGCAATATACGACAGAAAAGGCTTGCTGGCTGAGTACGAAAACGAAGAACTCGTATGGGTCCGTGAAGAATTCGGAAAGACTAGCAAAGCAAAGCACCAAATAATGCTTGACATTCAACCATATAAGAGCATGGTGGACGGCAGTATGATTACTTCGCGCTCTCAGCATAGAGAGCATTTGCGTCGGCATAATTGTTTTGAAGTGGGCAACGAAAAGATGGAAGCCCCCAAGCCGGTTCAAGTGTCTAGGGAAAAGCGCATTAAGGTTTTACGGGAACAGCTTTGGAATGTTTCCGACAGGGACTGCGATAGAGTTTTAGACCAACTTAGGAGACGATGAACTTGGACACCCAAGATCAGATCATTCCCGACGACGACGACAAGGCCATTGACCGCAAAGAGCTACTGGCCCAGCAGTTTGACGAAGTAGATACGGGCGAACCGGAAGCGCCCAAGGAATCCAAGCCCCGCGCCGAAAACGGCAAGTTTGTGGCCCAGGAAGACGACGAAGAAGCGCCAGCCGAAGAACCCGTCTGGAAACGCCCCCCTTCCTCTTGGAAGCGCGATTATCACGAAGTCTGGCAGACCGCCGATCCCCGCTTGCAGGAATACGCCTACAAGCGTGAGGAAGAAATGCGGGCTGGTATTGAGCCTTTGCGCTCAAAGGCCCAGTTTGCCGACCAGATAAATGAGGCTATCCAGCCTTACATGAACACTATTCAGGGGCTTGGCATTGACGCTCCCCGCGCCGTCAAGGCGCTCATGGAAGCTGACAATGTGCTGCGTAATAGCCCCCCGGAACAGAAGCGGGCGTATCTTGCCAGCCTGGCCCGGTCCTACGGAATTAATTTGGGTGAAGTCGAGTCGTACTCACAGGTCGGCCCGGTAGACCCAAATTATTATGCTCTTCAGAATGAACTAAATAATGTTCGCGGAGAGATTATAAGTTTCAAACAGCAGCAGGAACAGGCTGAAAACCAATCTCTGCTGGGTGAAATCAATAACTTTGCCGGTAAGGCAGAGTATTTTGAAGAAGCGCGTCCGACCATGATTCAGCTCCTACAGAGCGGTGTGGCGGGTACGTTAGAAGAAGCCTATGAAAAGGCTATTCGCCTTAACGACGATCTTTTCCAGCAGACCCAGCAACGCTCACAGGCAGAAGCTGCGGCTCAGAAATCATTGTCGGCCAATCGGGCTGCGAAAGCGGCTAAGGCGGCAGCGGTTAGCGTCAAAAGTTCCACACCCGGCACTAAGACTACGACCAAAGCGCAAGATAGACGCTCTATGCTGCTCGAACAATTCGACAGTGTGAACGAGCGTTTTTGATAAACTGATGAAAGGACTACCCAATGGCTTTCGCCAATAGTTCGATCAGTGACATCATTGCGACCAATATTCAGAGCCGCAGTGGTGAACTGGCCGATAACGTGACGAACAACAATGCGTTGCTTCGTCGTCTTAAAGATCGCGGTAACGTGAAGACCTTCAGCGGCGGTAACGTCATTCTGCAGGAAATCATGTACAACGATGACAGCACCAACAACACCAACAGCTATTCTGGCTATGAAGTGTTGAACGTGTCGCAGAACAGCCCGATTTCGGGTGCTCAGTTCTCGATCACTCAGTATGCCTCGGCGGTGACGATTTCCGGTCTGGAAATGATCCAGAACTCCGGCAAGGAAGCCATCATCGACCTGCTAGATGGTCGCATGAATGTTGCGGAAGCGCAGCTTGTGAACCGTATCGGCGGCGACATCTATCTGGACGGCACTGGCAACAGCGGTAAGAACATTACCGGCCTGGCTGCTGCTGTTCCTGATTCGCCTTCGACGGGCACCTACGGCGGCATCAACCGCGCGTCGTTCTCGTTCTGGCGGTCGGTTGCCTATTCCGGCGTGACCAACGGCGGTTCGGCTGTTACTGCCTCGAACATCCAGCAGTACATGGATGCCCTGGCCGTGCAGCTTATCCGTGGTACGGACAAGCCTGACCTGATCGTTGCCGACAACAACTACTATCGCTTGTACCTGCAGTCGTTGCAGTCCATCCAGCGCATCTCGGACTCCGGTTCGTCGATGGCTGGCGCTGGCTTTGCCTCGCTGAAGTATTATGGCGCTGGTATGGCGTCGGACGTTGTGCTTGACGGTGGTATCGGCAATGCCGCGACTGCCAACCATATGTGGTTCCTGAACACCAAGTATCTGCTGTTCCGCCCCCATGCGGTTCGCAACTTTGTTCCGATTGGCGGCGAGCGCCAGGCAGTCAACCAGGACGCTATCGTGAAGCTGATCGGTTGGGCTGGCAATCTGACCTGCTCTGGCGCTCAGTTCCAGGGTGTTCTGTACGCTTAAGGAGAAATTACATGGCTTACTCTTTCACTGAAAATCGCGCTGGTATGCTCCAGATTGCGAATACTGACTCCGGTATCAGCACGACTTCGCCCGCCGGGGTTGTTACGACTATCCCGACCCCGCCGGGTACGCTCGGCATGGTGGCGCGGGCTTTTGACCCGACCTACGGCGAAGGCGAGTTCATTCTGCTTGTTGGCGTTGCCAGCACGGTGGTTGGCTCGCTGGTGACCTACAACGCGACGACCTACCAGACCACCCTGTCGGCCAATACGGCCAACCAGGCGACCCCGGTGGCCGTTGCAATGTCGGCCAACACCGCCGGTCTGTTCGGCTGGTATCAGATTGGCGGCCTCGCGGTTGTCAAGAAGACTGCCGTTGCCGTCAACGCCCAGGTTCCCGTTTACCAGTCTGCCACTGTGGGCCGCGTTATGCCCACCGCTGCGTCTGGCAAGCAGGTTCTGGGCGCTCGCTCTGCCAACCTTGCCACTGTGGCCTCGACTGTTTCGACTGTTATCGTGTCGATCAATCGTCCGCATCTGCAGGGTGCCACTGCCTAATGATCGTACCGTCTAACCTGGACGATACGATTCCCGTTGTGTGCAACACGGAGGATCACGAGATTTTCGGCAACATAACTGCTGCCGTTGCTCGTGATCTTCCGTGGTTGCAGCTTTCTGAGCCGCACGACGGGGTAGCTGTGATTGTGGGGGGCGGGCCTTCTATGAAGCCCCTGCTCCCCATGATTGCCGGTCACAAGGCGGCTGGACAGGCAATTTTTGCCGTAAATGGCACAATTCCGACCCTAGCCAGCGTTGATGTGACCCCGGACTATTTTGTGCTT